TTAGTCATCTATTTCTCTTGCATAACGTGGATTATCCCATTTTGATGCAAGTTCTTTTGCAACGAGGTGCATAATTTGTTGTAAAAGTTTTTTGACTTGAGAGTAAACTGGATATGAAGCAATTACATTATAGTCAATATCTGAAAGAAAGCTATCAATTGCACTTTCTGGTGCATCATCAGATAATGCAGAAATCAGTTGAGTGTTCAGTGCCTTTTGGGAGGAATCAATACCCTTTAACAATTCGAGAGCTTTATTTTTTAATGATTCAATATGGGTATTGGTATACTTATATCCATTGCGATTTTCCTTTTTTGAATAGTCATCGAGGGCAGAAAAAGCCACCCTAATTTTTCTCGTTTTCTGGATATTAACATATTTCAACGTACTCACTTTTTGAACAAAATCAACGGTGACTATTTGCTTTTGAATACTTATGCTTTCTGGAATTATGTTGTATTCAAAATCCGCATACTGTAGATTTAGCAGTGAGAACAAGAATAAATATTCACCGTTTTCCATAAAGAAATGTAGGAGCATCATAGCGACATTACGATTATCTCGCATTACTCGGCTTAATCTAAGTGCAGATTCTTTATCTGTAACATTGGCTTTACAATTGTCCCATATAGGTTTGGCATACCATGTGGCAATTTCAATATTGGACTGTTCTATATTAATGAGATGCTGCACATCGGAAAAATACATTCGATTATTTTTGGCGCTATTACATGGAGTACATAATAACTGAAACTCTGGCCTATGACAGAAACCAAGAGAAATAGGACCAATATGGTCAGCACTGCAAGGGCGCGGATGTTTTTGTCCGTTTCCGTCATTTGCACAATGTTGCTGTTTCATATCAGCATTTGAATTAATGTACCCCATTAGCTTATTAGCTGTTATCCAATTACCATCACTCCAATTTTCAAACGCACGTCTATCAGTTGAGTAAGACGCAAGGTTTTCTTTTGAACGCCCCTTGTCGGCTTTATGACGACAACAACGGTTGTAGGTGTGAAAACCATCTAAACGATCTGGGGGATTAGACATTGCTCCAGGACCTAACATACTTGGTTCTCTTGGAATATAGTTTTTTTCTATCCATGAATTCCATGCAGACAAATCATTCGGAAGTTGTGGGAATTGTTTGACTTGAGAACATTTCAGTAAACCTGGTAACGCAGTGTATGCCTTCTCTCCATATGTATCAACAAAGGATGAAATGAAATCTAAAATATGTGTAATTTCATCCATTGTAATCGTTCCCTCATAAAATGATAGCTTTTGAACACGTTTAATAAAATTTGCAGAGATATAACAATATCGTATATCCATAATACGACCGCAGACTTTACAAGGATGTAATTTCGTTGGGTGAATTCGTTTTGCAACTTTGCTTATCCACTTATTTTCCTCAGTACTTATACCTACCTCAGTAGCTTTTTGAACCCACCATTGGTATCTTTTATCGTGAGAAAATTGAAATTCTCCAGCACCACGATTTGATGGGGCTTCCCATTGGATAGAGCCATCATTATGTCTTAAATCTGGCATACCATCATAAACAGGATTATTAACAATTTCTTCTTCATACTGTAAAAATGCATCATTTGCTTCGAAATTTATTTTTTTATTTCCTTTTGTAGCCATTGAATAATCCTCCATTTTCTATTCATTTATAGTTTCCATAATGTCCTCTAAAGTGCAATCCAAGACAGTACAAATTCTTAGAAGAACATCTGTTGTAATGTTATCACCACGACCAAGTTTTGCTATTGATGCAGAACTTATGCCAGTAACTTCTCGTAAATCTTGTTTATTCATATTTTTATCAATCAGTAATTTCCATAGCTTATTGTAACTGATTCTAAGCATTTTATTTTCCTCCTGGGATATAAAAACATTAAGCATTCTTGGTGCTAAACACGTCATGTAAAAATCCATATCTACTCTCATACTTACTCTTATACTTATCCTTTGTAAATTCTATTACATTTGCACCACTTTCAATATAATTTAAGTCTGGCAAGTCCTTTGTATTTTCTACAACGATCATTTGGCCTTCATTTTGATGGTCTATAAAGTATTGGAACAGAGCAGTACGCATGCTAGTTGGAGTATTATCCTCAACCCCTTGGTCAAGACCTAGAAGTGGAGTATCGACAACAAAAATATTAGGTTTATACATAGCATGCTCTTGTAAGTATTTGCGGAAAGTTAATCCCATAATTGTGTTAATAAATGCCCAATACCCTTTACCATGACTGTCCTCTTTAGTTAAACCATTTACTTCCAAATCGAAAGTACCCATATTAAAGTGGGAGGTGTTTAAACCTTCATATTGGCACTTCTCAAAAATGCCATAAGATAAATCATCCATATGGGTGTTGAAATTATCTGGAAAGTGCTCTTTAGGTTTGAATTTTGGCTTATCATTTTCTTTTTCATCTTGCTTTTGGAGTTCGGTATTTAAATCTTGAGAGATTGAATGAAGAACTGATATCTCATTTTCTAATTGAATAAAAGAACGATATTGCTTAATTGCATTTTTTAATACATCAGCGTGAGGAGTAAGCTCTGTTTCTAGTAATGTATTAATCTCTGCTCTGCGTTCTTCTAATTTGGCAATGTTATTACTGAATGAATTAATTTCTGTAATAACATCATTCTCACTTTCAGAGAGTCCTTGTAACTGAGTAATAATCCGTGATAGTTCAGCTTTTGATGCAACCAGATAGGATTCTTTATTCTGTGGTTTTATCTGTCCATTGCAAAAAGGACAATTTGTGTTATCTTCAACAGAATGCATATGTGCATCGCTTTCTACAATAAAAGATAATCGTTTAATATCTGCTACATATTGGCTTTTAAGTGATTGGAACTGTGAATAGATTACTTTAGCCTCAGCCTCTTTTTCTTTAAATTCCATTAGAGTACTTAGCAGGTCCTTGCTTTCATCGGTTGCAGTAGATATTGCAGCTTCTGCTTCAGAAAGATTAGTAATAAGCTTTTGTATTTCCTTTTCAATATCTAGACCATTAAAAGTAGATAATTGCTTTTCTAACATTTGTCGTTGTTCAGACATATGTGCAACTCTAGCATTAACAAAATTATGCACAGCACTTTTTTTGGCGGCACTTACTTCATCTTTGTCTTGTTCTTTTTCATTGGGAAAATTGTTTCCCGTAAATAAATAAATTAAACTAGAAAAGAAGTATGGATTTTGTGTAGCTACTTCTGGTAGAACAACTGACTTGGGATTTTCAATTTCTTGTTCTTTAAGCCAAAATACTCCAGATAGTGTTTTCCAGGTTAATCGTTGTCTTTCACAAATTTGATTCTTAATAACCATTGGAAGACCATCAATTCCAATAAGTTTAAGCATAACTTCATTTATTACAGGATTTTGGTTACCGTTTGCTTTATAATCCGTATCATAATTACCACTGGCAATTGCATCTATTTCAGATACAACATTTACGATATTTTTTCCTAAGGTTCTAGATAAGTATAATTGACCTTGAGATGTCCAGATATCTATGCTAACACAGTTGTATCCTGTTTTGGCTTTATCAAATGGTTTTTTGCTGTCACCCATAGCAAATTGAATACACTTTAATATACATGTTTTTCCTGAATCAGATACACCACATATAAGGTTTAGACCTTTAGTAAGTGAAACAGTAGCAGGAGTCTTTCCTATTCCTGTAGCAGTAACTTTAGTTATATAAAAATTCATATCATGACTCCCTTCTTAAAGATTTTGAGGCTTCTTTGCTTATTAAGTTGAGAAGCTCTTTTTCTGTTTTGTTTTGCATATATCTATTAGCTTCTTTAGCAAATAGCCGATACTCTTTGGCATAATCAGAAGTTAAAGAATTACAAAATTGTATTCCTTGTTTGGTTATTGAATAAAGAAAACCATGTTGAGTTTGAGATACCTGAACCATATTTTGAAGAACTAGTTTCTTTAATGCATCAGAAGATATTGCTCGTCTGGTTGAAAATTCAGAAAAACTAAATTCATTATCGCCATGAAGGTTCATGTTAGATACACCAAACTCTTTAGAGTAATTTGTTACAAAATCTACTGTAACAATGTAGTCTAGTGTTCGTTCAACTCCTTGTGTTACAGATAGGGCAAGAAGTAGTCTCATTGAAACTTCGAATGTTGTGTTAAAAACTTTTTTATGCATCGTTATCCACCCAACTTAGAGTGCCATCATTTGCGAGTAAATGGCACACACCTTCCTTTTCTTTGGCGCCAACCAACTGATGAAATTCATCCACTACAGAGGTGGAATTACTATCTACAACTTTTTTCATAACAGAAACTAATCTACGATAGCCATCATCGTAATCATCCCATAAAGTGTTTTTTATATAATCAAATGTTCCAGATTTCCACTTTTCTACTTCTCGATCCCCATTATTTATTGTTTCTCTAACAAAACGGTCGATGCGAATAGCACTATAGTAATTAATGCGTTGGTCAGTAAAATTACGTTTATATTTCTTTGGTAAAGCGTCAAGTGCATCTTTTGAAACAACTTCTCTTTTTAATGAATCGGCATAAGCAGCAAGGAGTTCGCGGACATATATTTCTTCTTCCGGTGCTATATCATCTGGTGGTTCTAATTCTTTTGGTATAGAGATTTCTATATCTCCAATATGTAATTTACCATCATTTTGGTTGTAGTAAACTGATGTAGCAGGGATAGATGTTATTTTTGATTTAGGAGTTGTAGTAGGGATAGTTGGACTTGTAGATTCGTGTCCCTCATAGATATCATCCATAATCTGCAAAAACAAGTCAGCACAAGCATATCCTAGATTATCATCTTCATTAAATAAAGTTACCATACTCTGAAGTTCAGCATTAATGGCTCGTTGGCTTTCCCAGGAAAGAGTATCAATATATTGTGCAAACTTATCACTGTCTTTTTGTTCAATAACTTTATGAATTTTCTTATGATTAATAGGATTTGTCCCTTTGAATAGCCTATCTAGGGTATCAGGAACAAGTGAGGCAAATGGGTTATATTTGCCATCCATAGATTTTTTTATTTCTTCAGGATTTGACGGGTTTTTCATAATGGTATCAAAAAGAAATAAAAAATACTCGTGTGGCTTATAAGAACTGCCACAGTGCTTGTACAATATATTCGCAAATTCACCAAAAAGCATAGTATTCTCACCTCCAATTAAAATTCCGAAGCATTCCGATTCGTTCCCAGTCCTTCCTTAATGGAAGGATTTTTTTATTTATAATCAATATTGTGAAATGTGATGAATGGATAAATTCAAAATACTACAAAAAAACAATATTTTTCCTAATATATCACAGAAATCCAAACTTTACCAGAACATATAATTCACGTTTGTAAACTTTAAAAGTACAAATGGAGAAATTTTGTTCATAACAAAATATCACAAGCCTACTAGCTAGAGGCATGGGATACAAATATTGAATCATTACAGTTTTATGTAATGAGTGCAATATAAGTAGCCTTATTTCTCTATGCTTATTTGGGCGTCTAGAGTCGGTGTACTTAGTTGCATCGGCTCTATTTGTTTCCCTTGCCTTACTGCAAAAGCAGGCAGAAAGAAGAGGGAAATTTAATGAAATTCCGTAAAACAAGACAAGATGACAGAGGGGTATATAGATACCCAGTAAGTGTAACAGATGGAAATGGTAATTATCGTGTTGAATACAACACAATTAAGCCAGGTGAAAATGGTGTAACTGAATTAGATATTAAATCATTACATACATTAGATGATTCGGAGGTTTATTATAATGTGAAAAATTGTAGACCACAACTAACATCAGAGGAAAAGGAAGTTATTAAAGAGTGGGAGTATATGCATCCGGGAGAAATGATAGAAAAGAACTGGAATTTATCTATTGATTCATTACAAGATGAAGGTGTAAGCTTAGATAAGAGTAGCATATTATCAGATTTATCCTATTCCCCATATGAACAATCAAACCCTACAGTAGACCGTCTATATGAAGTGATGGAATCCATGACGGACAAGCAACGAGAAGTACTTCGTATGGTCAAATTGGAAGAACGTACATTAACCGAAGTAGCACAGCTACTTGGGACAAGCATCCCAAATATTAAAAAGCATTTGGACAAGGCTGTCGAACATATTAAAAAGAACTATTACAAATAAAAATAAACTTTTTTGGGGCGAGGTTAAAATCTCGTCCTTTTTCTTTGCCTGTGATTTGTAAGGGAGAACACCTTACAGAAAGAGAGGCACGAAGATGGGATTAAAACACAAGATTATCATTAACGTATCTGACTCAAGTGGTAAGAAAGCCACAGTACTTAGAGGTGCAGATATTAGATTGCCATCAAAGATTATTAGATTCTTGTTCGGTGATTTTACACAGGTGTATTTACTTGCACCGGGGCAGACGGTTGAGTCCGTTGATGTAAAGGAAATCAAGGAAGGAGGCACTTTAGCATGAGTAAAGTAAAACTATTACTTGATATTATCTCGGATGTTCGTTCTTTGGCAAATAGCTTGCAGGCGGTTGCTGACGCAATGGTAGAAAACGAACCAACTACGATGGATGCTATTCCAGTACAAACAACATCAAAGGAAGAAATACAACCTAGTAAAAAGGCAACTGTGAAAAAGGAATATACATTGGAAGATGTACGAGGCATTCTTGCAGAGAAAAGCCAGAATGGTCTAACTGCAGAAGTAAAAAGGTTAATTGAAAAGTATGGTGGTAGTAAGTTGTCTGATATAAGCTCAGAAAACTACGCAGCTATCATCAAGGATGCGGAGGGATTAGGCAGTGAGTAAACATGCATTCCTTTCACCGTCTAGTTCGCATAGATGGATTCACTGCACACCCAGTGCAATGCTTGAATCGGAGTTTGAAAATAAGACAAGTACAGCTGCAGAAGAAGGTACGGCAGGTCACGAATTATGTGAGCATAAATTAAAAAAGGCTTTAAAAATTCGAAGTAAACGACCTATATCCAAATATGACAGTGACGAAATGCAAGAAAATACGGATTCCTATGTGGAGTTTGTATTAGAACAATTAGAAGTAGCAAAGCAACATTGTAAAGACCCAATTATTTTAATTGAACAACGCGTTAACTTCTCTAAATATGTTCCAGAAGGTTATGGTACTGCCGATTGTATTATCGTTTCAGATGATAAGTTACATGTGATTGATTTTAAGTATGGATTAGGTGTTCTGGTAGATGCTTATGAAAATCCACAGATGAAGTGTTATGCACTTGGAGCAATTGAAATTTATGAAAGCTTATATGACATCAAAGAAGTATCTATGTCAATCTTCCAACCACGTAGAGAGAATATTAGTACCTTTACCATTCCAGTTGATGAACTTGTCAATTGGGCAGAGAGTATATTAAAGCCAAGAGCAGATATGGCTATAAAAGGTGAAGGAGAGTATTGTTCCGGTGAGTGGTGTGGCTTTTGTAGAGCAGCGGTTAGATGTAGAGCAAGAGCAGAAGAAAAACTGAAACTTGCTAAGGAAGAATTTAAACTTCCACAAATCTTAACAGATGCTGAGATTGAAGAAGTATTAGCGGTTGTCCCTGACTTAACAAAATGGGCAAATGACATAATGTCCTATGCTACCGATGCAGCAATCAATTACGGTAAAGAGTGGACAGGATTTAAGGTAGTAGAAGGTCGCTCAATTCGTAAATACAAAGATGAATCAGAAGTTGCGAAAGCCGCAGTAGCCAATGGCTACAAAGATATTTATAAACAAAGTCTTATTACTCTAACTGAAATGAGTAAATTAATGGGTAAAAAGCAATTCGAGGAAATTCTAGGTGACCTCATAATAAAGGCACCTGGCAAGCCTACTTTAGTTCCGAGTACGGATAAAAGACAGGCAATTAACGTATCAAATGCAAATAATGAATTTAACGAAATTATGGAGGATGAATAATCATGATAAACAATAAAAGTAAAGTAATTACAGGTAAAAACACAAGACTATCTTATTTTCACGGATGGGATCCAGTATCAATTAACAATGGTCCGGAAAAGTACAGCGTATCCGTACTTATTCCAAAGGATGATGTAGAAACCATAGATGCGATTAACAAAGCAATCGATGCTGCAATTGAAGAAGGTGTAGCGAAGTTTGGTGGTAAGAAACCAAATAAGGCGGCTATCAAGATTCCTTTGAGAGATGGAGATGTGGAGCGAGATGATGAGGCATATAAAGGTCACTATTTTGTTAATGCCAATAGTATCACAGCCCCTCAAATTGTGGACAAAGCGGTAAAACCAATTCTTGATCGTGATGAGGTTTATAGTGGATGCTATGCCCGTGTATCTTTAAGCTTTTATGCATTTAATTCAAATGGGAATAAAGGCGTAGCTTGTAGTTTAGGTAACATTCAAAAAATTAGAGATGGTGAGCCATTAGGTGGTCGCACAAGTGCAGCTGATGATTTTAAAACAGAAGACACAGATGATTTCTTAGCATAGGAGGATTCTAATTATGACAACGGCAGAAACAATGATGCTTTCCGTGTGCTTTGGTGCAGTAATGGGTACATTCATTGCAAATGGGATATTTATTATCAAAGACATTATAGATACCAGTAAACGCAAAAAGCAAAATAAAGAAAAAGAAGAAACACAGTAAGACAACGGGCGGTGGAGGATACTTCACTGCCTTTGTTATTAGAGAGGACAATTGATATGAAAACTTTATCAATCGATATTGAAACATATAGTAGCATAAATCTTCAAAAAGCAGGGTTATACAAATATGCAGAAAGTGATGATTTTGAAATATTATTATTTGCATACTCTGTTGATGGTGGAGAAGTAGTGGTAATAGATATTGCAAATGACGAATCCATACCAGAAAATATTGTGGCTGCTATCTATGATGCTAGTGTTATGAAATGGGCCTTCAATGCTATGTTTGAACGCATCTGTATTTCCAGACATCTAAAGTTACCGCTTGGAGAATACTTAAATCCATCATCATGGTATTGCACTATGATATGGTCAGCAACACTTGCACTTCCTTTATCACTAGAAGGAGTAGGAGCAGTACTTGGATTGGATAAACAAAAACTAGCAGAAGGTAAGAATCTCATCAAATACTTCTGTGTTCCCTGTTCCCCAACTAAAGTAAATGGTGGACGCACTCGTAATCTACCAGAACATGATATAGAAAAATGGCAGTTGTTTAAGTTGTATAACGCAAGAGATGTTGAAACAGAAATTGGAATTCAAAATAAATTATCTCGCTTTCCGGTTACAAAGGAATTGTGGGATGAGTACCATTTAGATCAAGAAATAAATGATAGAGGGATATGTTTAGATAAAAGGTTCGTTTACAGTGCAATTGCCTTTGATGAAAAAAGCAAGGCAGAACTAACCAAACAAATGAGTGAACTCACAAATCTTGAAAATCCAAACTCTGTAAAACAGATGAAAGAGTGGCTTGTAGATAATGGACTAGAGGCAGAATCCCTTGGTAAAAAAGCAGTATCCGAGATGATGAAAACTGCTCCTAATAATTTAGTAGATGTATTATCTCTTAGACAGCAACTTGCTAAATCTTCAGTAAAGAAATATACAGCAATGGAAAATGCTATTTGTAAGGATAATCGTGCAAGAGGAATGTTTCAGTTTTATGGTGCCAATCGAACTGGAAGGTATAGTGGCAGGCTTATTCAATTACAGAACTTACCTCAAAATCATATGTCTGACTTAGCAGAGGCACGAGGTCTTGTATGTAGTGGGAATTATAAAGCTATGGAATTTTTGTATGATGATATTCCAGATACCCTATCACAGTTAATTCGTACTGCTTTTATTCCGAGTGTTGGTAAAAAGTTTATTGTTGCAGACTTTTCAGCTATTGAAGCTAGAGTACTTGCTTGGCTTGCAGGAGAACAGTGGCGAATGCAGGTATTTGAAAATGGAAAAGACATATATTGCAGTAGTGCATCAAAGATGTTTTCAGTACCAGTTGAAAAGCATGGTGTAAATGGACACCTTCGTCAAAAAGGTAAAATAGCAGAATTGGCCCTGGGATATGGCGGATCAATCGGAGCATTAAAATCAATGGGTGCATTAGATATGGGATTAGAGGAAGAAGAACTACAACCTTTAGTTAATGCCTGGAGAACATCAAATCCCAATATTGTATCGTTGTGGTGGGATATTGATGCTGCAGTAAAGAAATGTGTAAAAGAAAGAATTGCTACAGAAGCTTATGGTATTTCATTTCTCTATCAAAGTGGATTTTTGTTTATTGAACTGCCATCAGGAAGAAAGCTTGCTTATGTGAAACCGAAAATGGGAGTCAACCAATTTGGTTCTGAGTCAGTTACTTATGAAGGTGTAGGTGGCACTAAGAAATGGGAACGATTAGAAAGTTATGGACCCAAATTTGTAGAAAACATTGTACAAGCAATCGCAAGAGATCTCCTCGTATATGCAATGCAGACTTTAAAGGGTTATTCCATTGTGGCCCATGTCCATGATGAAGTAATTATTGAATGCGAGAATGATGTAAAACTAGAAGATATTTGTAAGCAAATGAGTATCATTCCATCCTGGGCAAAAGGGCTGCTTCTTAATGCTGATGGGTATGAATGCAACTTTTATAAAAAGGACTAAAAAATAAATTTAAAAAAGTTTTAGGGCGAGGTTAAAATCTCGTCCTTTTTCTTTGCCTGTGATTTAGGAGGCAATGGTCTCTCAAATAAATTATAGGAGGTAATTCGCAATGAACGAATTACAAGTATTTAATAATACAGAGTTAGGATCTGTACGCACAACAACGATTAATGGTGAGCCATTTTTTGTTGGAAAGGATGTAGCAGATATTCTTGGCTACAGCAACGGAAGAAAAGCACTAATTGACCATGTGGATGCTGAAGATAAGGGAGTAACGAAATGTGACACCCTTGGAGGAATGCAGGAATTAACAGTAATCAACGAAAGTGGGCTTTATAGTTTGATACTTTCTAGCAAGTTACCAAATGCGAAGAAGTTTAAGCACTGGGTTACAGCAGAAGTTCTACCAACGCTTCGAAAACATGGTGCGTATCTAACAACGGAAACTTTGGAAGAAGTAATGAATGACCCCGATGCTTGGATTCGAGTTCTAACAGAACTTAAAAATGAGCGAAGTCAAAAAGAAAAACTACAGATTGAAGTTACAAAGAGTAAACCAAAGGTTATTTTTGCAGATGCAGTTGCAGTATCCGATACCACAATTTTAATCGGTGAACTTGCAAAGCTACTAAAAGGAAATGGAATTGATATTGGACAGAACCGTTTATTTGAACGTTTAAGGCAAGAGGGCTACCTCATAAAGAGAAAAGGTACAGACTACAATGCACCAACACAAATGGCTATGGAGTTAGGACTATTTAAAGTAAAAGAAACGGTAATTCAACATTCTGATGGACATACATCCATTAGTAAAACAACAAAGGTAACAGGAAAAGGGCAGCAATATTTCATTAATCGTTATCTTGGGAGAGAGGTGTAATCATGAGCATTAATAAATACAACCAAGAAGGTTACAAAGACCCAACTACTTATGAGGCACTTACGAACGTGATAAAGGAAGAAAGGGCGGCAGCAATCAAAGCTGTCCGCCGTCCTTTGGTATATGTATGTAGTCCTTATGCAGGAGATATAGAAAATAACGTAGCTAATGCTTGTGAGTACGGAAGATTTACTTATAAGCAAGATGCAATCCCTCTTGTTCCGCATCTTATGTATCCACAATTTATGGATGACGCAAAAGAAGATGAGCGAGAAATGGCAATGCACTTTAATTATGTATTGCTTGGAAAATGTAATGAACTATGGGTGTTTGGTGGAGTAATAAGTAAAGATATGGCCCGAGAGATTGGTATTGCATCAAAAAGACGAATGAAGATTAAATGGTTCAATGCAAAACTTGAGGAGGTGGAGGCTTATGCTTAACTTCACTCTTTATACAGCAAATTGTGTCGGTAACAGTGCTAACTGCTTATATCCAAATCAATGTGTCATTACCGATAAAGATTCATTTATAGCAGCAACAAAAAATGATCATGTGATGGCTAAGTTTAAAAATGATTATCGAAGTGTAGACAATTTTCTTGAGTCAGATAATGTATCTCTAGATTTAGACAATGACCATTCAGATAACGAGAAAGATTGGCTTACTCCACTTGATGTAGCACTAGCAATGCCTGGTGTTTTCTTTGTTGCTGCCTTTAGTAGAAACCACATGAAACAAAAAGGAAGCAAAACGCCAAGACCAAGATTTCATGTGTTCTTTCCCATAGAGCCAATGACAAATGGCGCAGAATATACGGCACTTAAAAAGAGAATTGCTTTATTCTTTCCGTACTTTGATTCCAACGCACTAGATTGCGCAAGGTTCTTTTTTGGAACAGATGATGTAGAAGTGGAAATCTATGATGGTGATACAAATATTGTGGATTTTCTTGATACGGATGATTTTGCAGAGTTTAATGCGGCACTAGAAACCGTGCAAGAAGGTAGTCGTAATAGTACCATGAGCCACATTGCAGGAAAACTCATCAAACGATATGGAAATACAGAGGACTCCTATTCCTTGTTTTTAAAGCAAGCGGATAAATGCAATCCACCACTTCCGGAAAATGAATTAAACGTGATATGGAATAGTGCTACCAAATTTGGTGTAAAGGTATCATCTGAAGATGGGTATATTCCACCAGAACTATATAACAGCAATTATGAATTAAAGCCTGAAGACTACTCAGATGTTGGGCAGGCTACTGTTCTTGCAAGAGAGTATGAAGGTATGATTCGCTTTTCCCCATCTACAGATTTTCTAGTTTACAACGATAGCTTTTGGGAGGAATCCAAGCCAAAGTCACAGGGTATATCACAAGATTTAACAGAGCGTCAATTGGCTGAGGCAGAAGTTGAGATTCAAAAAGCAATGGAAGAACTCATGCAAAATGGTGGAATGGAAATATTGGCATCGGTTGGTGCAAAAAAGGCAGTGCAAATGTTTAATAAACAACAATCTTGTAGCTTTGATAAGTATCAAGCAGCACTGGAATATAAGAAGTTTGCAATTAAACGTAGAGATTCAAAGTATATTGCGGCAACGCTAAAAGAGGCAATCCCAATGTTGGAAATTGAGCAGAATGCTTTAGATGCAGATGAGTTTTTGCTTAATACGCCATCTTTTACTTATGACTTAAGACGAGGACTTGTTTCTCCATTAGAGCATAATCCACAGCATTTTATTACAAAGCAAACAACCGTTGATCCTGATAATGCAGGTAGTGATATATGGGAATCAGCACTTAACACTTTCTTTCAAAATGATAATGACTTAATTTCTTATGTACAACGAATGGTTGGCCTATCGGCAATTGGAAAAGTATATGTGGAGGCTTTAATCATTGCTTATGGAGAAGGGCGAAATGGTAAGTCTACCTTTTGGAATGTTATCGCAAGAGTTCTTGGTTCTTATTCTGGGAATATTTCTGCAGATATGTTGACCGTTGGATGTCGTAGAAACGTAAAGCCAGAACTTGCAGAGGCAAAAGGTAAAAGAATGTTAATTGCTGCAGAACTAGAAGAAGGGATGCGTTTAAATACAGCAAACGTAAAACAGCTATGTTCTACAGATGAAATATACGCAGAAAAGAAATATAAAGCACCATTTTCGTATGTTCCCACACATACCCTTGTTCTGTATACCAATCACCTACCAAAGGTCGGGGCGATTGACAAAGGTACATGGCGAAGACTCCTTGTTATCCCATTTGATGCGAAGATTGAAGGTAGTGAGGATATAAAGAACTATGCAGAATATTTAACCATGCAAGCAGGTGGAGCAGTGCTGTCTTGGGTGATTGAAGGTGCAAGAATGGTAATTGAAGAAAATTATAAAATTGATCCTCCAAAGAAAGTGCTTGATGCTATTGAGAGTTACAAAGAAAACAATGACTGGCTTTCTTATTTTCTACTAGAGCGTTGTGAGGTGGATGAATCTTTTGTTGCAAAATCGGGAGAGGTTTATAACGAGTATCGTATGTTTTGCAACCAAGTGGGCGAGTTTACTCGCAGTACAGCAGATTTCTATACTGCTTTGGAAACCGCAGATTTTAAAAGATTTAGAAATGCAAAAGGCAGTCATATCAAGGGTTTAAAACTAAAAAGCGACTTTTTGCAAGAGGAAGATTAGCCTTATTATGTAGGTCTATGTAACTTATATATATAACTTTTATATAGAGATAAATAAATAATTATATATATAGAGTTATAGAACTAGCATACATAGACCTGCATACCCATAAAAAACAGCATTGATGGAGGTAGCGAATATGCGAGAAAAAGAAATAGAACAAAAGCTTGTAAAAGCAGTAAAAGCAGTAGACGGTTTGTGTATTAAGTTTACATCTCCTGGTATGGATGGTGTTCCTGATAGATTGGTTCTTATGACCGGTGGGAAACTTGCATTTATAGAATTAAAGGCTACAGGCAAAAAGCCTAGGCCATTGCAGATAAAAAGAATGGAGCAATTAAAAAGGTTAGGTTTTCTCTGTTTTGTCCTTGATGAGATAGAGTTGATTGGAGGAATGTTAGATGAAATACAATCCTCATGAATATCAAAACTATGCCACTAATTTTATTGTGGAACATCCGGTATCTGCGGTTCTACTAGAAATGGGACTTGGTAAAAGTGTTATTACTCTTACAGCCATTATGGAACTGATGTATGAGAGATTTGAAATCGGTAAGGTATTAGTGATTGGACCACTTCGAGTAGCTAGAGATACTTGGCCAGAAGAAATTAAGAAGTGGAATCATTTAAAGGAACTTAGCTATTCCGTGGTAATTGGTACTGAGGCAGAAAGAAAAGCTGCACTTAATAAAAAAGCCAGTATTTATTTAATCAATCGTGAGAACATTGATTGGTTAATTACAAATAGTGGTCATCCCTTTGACTTTGATATGGTTGTCATTGATGAATTATCTTCTTTTAAATCATCATCGGCAAAACGATTTAAAAGTTTACTAAAAGTAAGACCAAAGATAAAAAGAATTGTTGGACTTACCGGTACACCAAGTAGTAATGGATTAATGGATTTATGGGCAGAGTTTCGATTGCTGGATATGGGAGAGCGACTTGGAAGGTTTATTACTCATTATCGTAATAACTACTTTGAGCCAGATAAACGAAATGGGCAAATGATATTTTCTTATAAACCAAGAGTAGGTGCAGAAGATGCCATTTATCGATTGATATCAGACATTACCATTTCAATGAAATCAGCAGATTACTTGATAATGCCAGAATGTATTATGAATGAAGTGGTAGTTCAATTATCGGAGAAAGAGAGAAAACAATATGATTCATTAAAGAAAGATATGATTTTATCCTTAGATGATAGTGAAATTGATGCAGTCAATGCAGCTGCGCTATCGGGTAAGCTTCTACAAATGGCAAATGGTGCTGTGTATGATGAGGACAGTAATGTGATTCACATACATAACCAAAAGTTAGAGGCACTAGAAGATTTAATAGAAGGAGCCAATGGTAAGCCAATTTTAATTGCTTATTGGTACAACCACGATCTAACGAGAATCAAAGAGAAGTTTAAGGTTCGTGAAGTTAAATCCTCAAAGGATATTGTGGATTGGAATGATGGAGCGATACCAATTGGTGTCATTCATCCTGCAAGTGCGGGTCATGGTTTAAATCTTCAAAGTGGTGGTTCTACTCTTGTATGGTTTGGTCTTACTTGGAGTTTGGAACTTTATCAGCAAACCAATGCCAGACTGTATAGGCAAGGACAAAATGAAACAGTAGTCATTCATCACATTATTACAAAGGACACAATTGATGAAGATGTTATGAGAGCATTAAAAGCAAAGGAGAAAACACAGTCGGATTTAATTGATGCAGTCAAAGCAGAACTGGAGGTGGCTAAATGACAGCAAAAGAATATCTATCTCAAGCAAGATATTTAGATATGCGTATTAAATCAAAAATACAACAAATAGAATCTTTAAATGACTTAGCCACTAATTGTTCTGCAGTAATTAGTGATATGCCAAGAAATCCTAATTGTGTTGGTTCTCGTATGGCGGATGCTGTTATGAAGATGATTGATCTACAAGATGAAATTAGGAATGATATGGATACACTGGTTTCATTGAAACAGGAAATCACAGCTGTAATAAAAAGCATTCCAAATTTAGAACAGCAAACCTTGTTAGAAAAAAGATATTTGTGTATTCAGTCATGGGAACAGATTGCTGTGGATATGGGATTTGAATTGAGATATCTTTATAAACTTCATAATAAAGCTTTGAATGAAATAAAAATTAATAAATTACAAAGAGGACACTAAAAGACATTATAAGAGACTAAGGTCTTATGATAGTATTAAGATAGCAAAAAAGCATAGAAAGACTAAGCCTTGTAGGAGAAATCCCACAGGGCTTTTCTTATGCCCTTAAGGAGGTGAATTCAATGCCAAGAAAACCTAAGCGACCTTGTTCACATCCCGGATGCCCTGAACTAACAGAAGGTCGATATTGTGAGCAACACGATAAACAAGAAAACAAACGCTACGAGAAGTATGACAGAGATCCTGCTGTACGCCGTAGGTATGGTAGAGTGTGGAAACGTATTAGAGATAAGTATGTGTTATCCCATCCAATCTGTGAGAGGTGCTTAGAGAAAGGAGTTCTTGTACCAACAGAGGAAGTCCATCATAAGTTACCGCTATCACAAGGTGGAACACATGATAAAAATAATTTAATAGCGCTTTGTAAAGAGTGTCATGCAAGGATTCATGCAGAAAATGGAGATAGATGGAACACCCGGTAGGGGCAGTCAAATCTCTGTTATGGGTCCTTTGTGCAACGGGCGTGGGGTCTTACGCAGGAAAAAGGCGAAATCAAAAGGGTAATAAAGGACGGTGAAATCAAATGCCTACAAAATCAAATAATACAGGCGGTCGTGGTGGTTCCAGAGTTGGTGCTGGTCGTAAGAAAACACCTGTATCAGAGAAAGCAAAAAATGGGAATCCAGGTGGTAGAAAATTAGAGGTACTTGATATTCCCGATATGGAAGGTGTTCAAATGCCAAAACCTCACGATTTCCTATCGGCAGAGCAAAGAGATGGAAGTCCACTGCAAGCATCGGAAATATATGAAGAAACATGGAAATGGCTAAAGAAAATAGGATGTGCCACAAAGGTATCACCACAATTATTAGAACGTTATGCAATGTGTAGTGCTAGGTGGATTCAGTGTGAGGAAATGACAAATAAATTAGGATTTTTATCAAAGCACCCAACAACACAAAAGCCTATACCATCTCCATTTATTAATATCGGAATCAATTATATGAATCAAGCAGTAAGGCTATGGAATGAAATATTCCAAATCGTAAAAGAAAACTGCAGTACAGATTATGACGATGCTGCTCCACAAAATGATTTGATGGAAAGATTGCTTCGTGCAAGGGAGGGAAAGTAACGTGATAGAAAAAGTAAATCCAAGTCACCCAGATAAGGTGGCTGATAGAATAGCAGGTGCAATTGTAGATTTAGCTTATGCAAATGAACATAATCCAAAGATTGCTGTTGAAGTGTTAAATGGACATGGTGTTTGCCATGTGATTATTGAAACAACAGCAGCACTTGATGAAAGTAAAATTATAAAAGCCATTCACCGTATTGCAGGAATAGTGCAAACAGATATTGTCATTGTTCCTCAAGATGCACACCTAGCAAATAACCAAGCTAAAACAATTCGCTGTGGTGATAATGGTATTTTTAAAGGTATGCCACTAACGGTAGAACAAAAAGAATTATCGAAGATTGCTCGTGATATTTATAGTGAGTACCCATTTGATGGAAAGTACATTCTTGATGTTGATAGGCTTATCATCTGCCAGAGCAATGCAAAAAGTGTAGATTTAAAAGAACAGTACACTTTTGCAGAACTTAATCCACTTGGAGATTGGAGTGGTGGAACTAATGTTGATACAGGCGCTACCAATCGTAAACTTGGTTCTGATATGGCAGATTCCGTTACAGGTGGAGGACTTCACGGTAAGGATCTGTCAAAAGCTGATGTATCGGTAAATATCTATGCGTTTTTAAAAGCACAAGAAACCGGTATCCCAATAGAACTTTGTTGTGCCATTGGTGATAGCCAAGTAGATGGTTTGTCTTATGAAACAATTGTAAAAATAGCAAAAGACTATATAGACTCCATTGGTGGATTTGAAGAGTTCGCTAAATGGGGTCTATATTAAGGTGGTGGCAAGATGGCAAAAACGACAACCAATATGCAACTTGTTGCAATTGATAAATTAGTACCCTATGTCAACAATGCAAGGACACATTCCAAGGAGCAGGTGATGAAACTTCGCTCCTCTCTTCGTGAGTTTGGATTTGTAAATCCGGTTATCATCGATAAGGACTATGGTATTTTAGCTGGACATGGTAGAGTGATGGCCGCCAAAGAAGAAGGTTTAACAGAAGTTCCATGTGTACTTGCAGATTATCTTACAGAGGCACAAAAGAAAGCATACATTCTAGCAGACAATCGATATGCACAAGATGCTGGATGGGATGAAGAATTACTTAGAATTGAAATTGAATCTTTACAAGGAGAGGATTTTGATATTCTTCTTACGGGGTTTGATGTTGCTGAAATTGATGATTTATTTAAAGAGGACTTGAAAGATGGAATTAAAGAAGATGAATTTGATGTTGATGCAGAATTAAATAATCCTGCAATAACAAAACAAGGAGATGTTTGGCTACTAGGTAACCACAGACTTATTTGTGGTGATAGTACCAAAGCAGAAACTTATGAAATATTAATGGATGGTAAGAAAGCAAATCTCATTGTTACTGATCCACCTTACAATGTAAATTATGAAGGATCTGCTGGTAAGATTAAAAATGATAACATGGATAATACATCCTTTTATCAATTTCTATTTGATGCTTTTACCAATATGGAATCATCTCTTTCAAGTGATGGCAGCATTTATGTATTTCATGCAGATACGGAAGGACTTAATTTTAGAAAAGCATTTGCAGATGCTGGCTTTTATTTAAGTGGTACTTGCATTTGGAAGAAACAAAGCTTGGTGCTTGGAAGGAGTCCATATCAATGGCAGCATGAACCGTGCTTGTATGGATGGAAAATCAAAGGAAAACATCAATGGTATTCAGGAAGAAAAGAAACAACCATATGGGAGTTTGATAAGCCAAAGAAAAATGGTGAGCACCCTACCATGAAACCTATTCCCCTTATTGCCTATCCGATTATGAATTCTAGTATGAGTAACTGCATTGTGCTAGATCCATTTGGAGGTAGTGGTTCTACACTGATTGCTTGTGAGCAAACAAACCGAATTTGTCACACCATAGAACTTGACGAGAAGTTCTGTGACGTAATTATAAAAAGATATATGGAACTGGTCGGTTCTGCTGATGAAGTATTTCTTTTAAGAGATGGAGTCAAGAAAGGATACCAAGAGGTAGAGGTGGTACAAAATGAATAATTTAACACTAGGCTCATTGTTTGATGGCTCTGGTGGGTTTCCTTTAGGAGGCTTAATTTCTGGTATTACCCCAAAGTGGGCATCAGAAGTTGAGCCTTTTCCTATTCGTGTTACTACCAAAAGACTACCGGAAGTAAAACATCTTGGAGATATTTCTGAGATAGATGGTGGTGAAATAGAGCCAGTAGATATTATTACCTTTGGTTCACCTTGCACGGATATGTCTGTTGCAGGTAAGCGAGCAGGACTTGATGGAACACAATCTGTATTATTTTATCAAGCCATTCGAATTGTAAAAGAAATGAGGTGTAAGACCAATGGAGAAAAACCAAGATTTATTTTATGGGAAAACGTCCCTGGAGCATTCTCCTCTAATAAAGGAGAGGACTTCAAAGCGGTGCTTGAAGAAATCTGCAAAATCAAAGACGAGCATTTGTTAGTACCTAAATCTGAGAAGTGGAAATCCGCAGGAGAAATATTGGGAGATCATTTCTCCCTTGCCTGGAGAACCTTTGATGCGCAGTTTTGGGGAGTACCCCAACGAAGAAAACGTATCTATCTTGTCGCAGATTTTAGAGGTGGGTGTGCAGGAAAAATACTATTTGAGTCAGAGGGCGTGTCTGGGTATTCTTCGCAGAGCATCAGCACGTGGCAAGGAACTACCGGCAATGTTAAAGATAGCACTGGAAAAACAAGCACAATCTGCTTAAATGACCAAGGTGGGAACAGAATGGATGTTACAGAAGATATTACTTCCACTCTTAGAGCAACATCCAACCATCCACCATTGGTATTTGAAAATCACTCACAGGATTCAAGATATGTTGGTCCGCTTGAAAAAGCACAAACCGTACTTGCTACCTTTGGGACTGGTGGAAATAATCAGCCTTTTGTATTAGAAACACCTAAGACTTTGAAAATACGTAGTGGTTGTGAGGGAGGTGGTAAAGGAGCTTTAATTCAAGATGATTTATCAGCTACCTTATCTTGTGTAAATGATCAAACTCTATTTGTACCAAGGGTCTATGGTATATGCTCAAAGGATAGTAATTCCATGAAATCAAAGAATCCAAACAGTGGATTTTATGAGGCTCATACTTCGAGAACAGTGGATTGCAATGGTGGAAATCCTGCTTGTAATCAAGGTGGCATGGCTGTTGTTTCGTTGCAAGGCTCTATGATTGGAAGAAGTGATAAGAATGGTCCACAAGGTGATGGCATTAATGAAGATGTATCATTCACTTTAAATACAGTTGATAAACATGCTGTTGTATATGCTCTAGATCGGGAAACTTTTAATTGTGGTCAAAACTTTGCAAGGAACTTAGGCATTGAAGAAGATGGAGTGTCCTCTACTTTAAATGCGAGTGGACCAAGTGCTGTTGCAGTTCCAACGTACTCTTCAAGTAAAGCATCTTTTTTTACGTCAGCTGAAGAGGAACTTGCGAATACTTTAGTAGCTACCGACTATAAAGATCCACCTCTTATCAATGATATGGACGGAGTAGATTATATCGTTCGTAGGCTTACTCCTACAGAATGTGCAAGATTACAAGGCTTTCCGGATGGTTGGTGTAGTGGTTTAGAAACTGAGAATCCAACAGCTGAAGATATTGAATTTTGGACAGATGTATTTGAAACACATCGCAAAATTACCAGAGGGACTACAAAGCCAAAGAGCGAAAAGCAGATTATTAAATGGCTACAAAACCCTCATTCAGATTCTGCTGAATATAAGATGTGGGGTAATGGAGTTGCACTTCCTAATGTTGTATTTGTACTATCAGGTGTTGTGTACTATTCACAGTTTGAGGATTGATAATTTAAAATAAGTTTATCTGTAAATGACTTGATATATTAGGCTTTTAGAGTGAATATGTGTACTACCAAAACAAAGGAGGTACATTTAAATGGAAGTAAAATTCAATATTAATGGGAATGAGAGAAAAGCACTTGTTGCGGCCATTTCCGAAATCACAGGAGCGAAGTCAAAGTATAAAGGAATGCCAAGTATGGCTTACGAGATTGACTACTTCATAGTAGATAAAAACGGCAATCTTTCTTTTGATGACAGAGCTGATAGCAAGGAAGTTGAAACCTTGCTTGAACAGTTGGCTAACAAAGGCTTTCAGGCAGAACCTACAAACATTACCGACTCAACTAAAAAAACACCACAGAGCAAAAACATGGGGCTTACAGTGGCAATGCCAAGAGATTATTTTAAAGACGAGAGTCTTAGTAACTTGAAAAATATTATTGAATCCAAAACAAGCCTAATTAAAAAGGCACTTGGCATACCAAATCTTCCAATCCAGGTAGATGAAGAAAAGGTTAGCTTTCCTTGGTTTGAAATTACACCTAAAGATAGTGAAGAAACTACAGCTTACACACATTTCATTTATGCACTTTGTGAAATGGCAAGAAATCAGCAAAGAGTAAGTGCTAAAGAGAAAGAGGTAGATAATGAGAAGTATGCATTCCGCTGCTTTCTTCTTAGACTTGGATTTATTGGTAACGAGTATAAAACAGAACGAAAGATTCTAATGAAAAACCTTTCTGGCTCGGCAGCTTTTAAAAATCAAAAGAAGGAAGAGGTGGCATGTGATGAGATTTCCAAGTAGAGAAATAGTTGAGCGAGTTCGAAAAGAGTATCCAAAGGGATCACGAGTAGAACTTGTGAAAATGGATGATGTTGGGGCACCACCTATTGGAACCAAAGGAACAGTTAGAGGTGTTGATGATACAGCATCAATTATGGTTCGATGGGATAACGGCTCAGGACTTAATGTAGTTTACGGAGAGGATAGCTGCAAGAAACTTGATTCTGTCAAAATCACTTGCTATGGAGAGTCCGAAATGTGGGATAGCAGAAAAGAGGCTTCTGATTTTTACCTTAAAGCTATTGCAGGGTCAGAAGGTAGCGAATGTCAACGCTATACAAAGATTTACACAGAATTAATGAGTGGCAATGTAGAGTGTAGTGATGAGGAGAATTAAAGAATAACCAATCTAAACTAAACAGACTTGGGATAGAGCCAACATCAGGCTCTGTTCCTCGTAATAAAAAGACCTTAATGGTCTATTTTTTATACCAGTTAGGGGGTGAGCATTTGAAAAAACTTAAGAAATACAAACCAACTAAATACATGGCTAAGGACTCTTGCTACGATGAGGATGCTGCTGATTTTGCAGTTGCTTTTATTGAGGAACTTTGCCATACAAAAGGAAAATGGGCAGGACAGCCCTTCAAGCTGATTGATTGGCAAGAACAGATTATTCGTGATTTGTTTGGTGTATTAAAACCAAACGGATATCGGCAATTTAATACAGCCTATGTTGAAATACCCAAAAAACAAGGCAAGTCAGAATTAGCAGCTGCCATTGCACTTCTTCTTACGTGTGGTGATGGAGAAGAACGTGCAGAAGTTTATGGATGTGCTGCTGATAGAAATCAAGCAAAAATAGTATTTGATGTTGCTGTTGATATGATTAAGTTTTGCCCCTCCCTAGCGAAACGAGTAAAGATTTTAGATTCCCAGAAGAAGTTTATATATAAGCCTACAAACAGTGTTTATCAAGTGTTATCAGCTGATGTAGCAAACAAGCACGGATTTAATACACATGGAGTTATATTTGATGAACTTCATGTACAGCCAAATAGAAAACTCTATGATGTTATGACCCAAGGCTCTGGTGATGCAAGAATGCAGCCGTTGTATTTCTTAATAACTACAGCCGGTAATGATACAAACTCCATCTGTTATGAAATACATCAGAAGGCCCTTGATATTGAATCTGGGAAAAAAATTGACCCGACATTTTATTCAGTTATCTATGGGGCAGATGAATCGGAAGATTGGACAGACCCAAAGGTATGGGAGAAAGCAAATCCATCACTTGGGGTTACGGTTGATATTGATAAAGTAAAAATGGCTTGTGAATCAGCAAAGCAAAATCCAGGTGAAGAGAATAGTTTTCGTCAGTTAAGGCTTAATCAGTGGGTAAAACAATCGATTCGATGGATGCCTATGGAAAAATGGGATGCTTGTGCATTCCCTGTTACTGAAGATGATTTAGAAGGGCGTATTTGTTATGGAGGACTTGACCTTTCAAGTACAACGGATATTACAGCCTTTGCTTTGGTATTCCCACCACTTGATGAAGAAGATAAGTTTGTAGTCTTACCTTACTTTTGGATTCCGGAAGAAACTTTGGATTTAAGAGTCAAAAGAGATCACGTTCCTTATGATGTGTGGGAAAAACAAGGATACATTCAAACAACTGAGGGAAATGTTGTGCATTATGGATATATTGAAAAATTTATTGAAAGCTTAGGTGAGCGTTTTAACATTCGTGAAATAGCCTTTGACCGTTGGGGTGCTGTTCAAATGGTGCAAAACTTAGAGGGGATGGGATTTGCGGTAGTGCCCTTTGGACAAGGATTTAAAGATATGTCACCACCAACTAAGGAACTAATGAAACTAACATTAGAGCAGAAACTTGCTCACGGTGGGCATCCGGTTTTAAGGTGGATGATGGATAATATTTTTATAAGAACTGATCCTGCAGGAAATATTAAAGCAGATAAGGAAAAGTCCACGGAGAAAATTGATGGTGCTATTGCAACGATTATGGGACTTGATAGAGCAATAAGATGTGGGAATAATGGCAGCGCCTCTGTTTATGATGATAGGGGTATTTTATTTATATGATAAAAAAATCATAACGAGCGATTGACACCACAACTAGAAAATGATACACTTCTTTATAGTGATAGAGTTAGTCGCTAGAAAGAAGGTGTTGAAAATGAAACGAATACAATTTTATCCAGAACCAACATTAGATGCGCTTTTAACAAAAGAAGCATCAGAGTATGGGGTTAGCGTTAGTGCATTAGTAAATGCAAAGCTCTCTGAGAGCTATGGGTTAACAAAAAAGAATCATATTCCTTTACCACAATTAACTACGATGGTAATTCATGAGGTTGAAGTATTTATTAATGATCCAGCAAATAAGGGAAAAATATTTGATCTGCACGTTTCTGCAACTTATAAAAATATTGAAATGACAGGAAACGGAAAGCCAAAAGCTGACCGTGCGAGTATTGGTACAAGCTTTAAAAAGAAAGTTGATAATGGCGATTACCCTAATGTTTCTATTGCATATAGACCAAATGGTAAGAAAAGGCTTAGTGCCAATAATGCTATGATGTACGAAATTATATAAGACTTATTACAGAAAAGCATCTCTTCGGAGGTGCTTTTCTTATGCCAATTTATGAGAGGAGCATGATAAATATGAACATATTAAGTGGAATATTTAAGGCACGAGATAAGCCTAGCAATGCAACAAGTGGTAGTTCCTATCGGTTCTTTCTTGGTGGGTCAACATCAGGTAAGCCAGTAACTGAGCGAACTGCTATGCAAATGACAGCAGTATATTCTTGTGTAAGGATATTATCAGAAACTGTAGCGGAGTTACCACTTCATTTTTATAAATACACGAAAGATGGTGGTAAAGAAAAGGCTACTGACCATCCTTTATATTTTCTACTACACGATGAGCCAAATCCAGAAATGACATCCTTTGTCTTTCGGGAAACTTTAATGACTCATTTACTTTTATGGGGTAATGCATATGCACAAATTATTCGGAATGGAAAAGGTGAAGTGGTAGCGCTTTACCCTCTTATGCCTAATCGAATGAGTGTTGATAGAAATGAAAAAGGACAGCTTTATTATACCTATAACACAAGCAAAGATGATGCACCTACTATGAATGGTAACACTGTGATATTAAAGCAAACGGATGTACTTCATATTCCAGGACTTGGCTTTGATGGATTGGTTGGTTATTCCCCAATTGCAATGGCAAAGAATGCAATTGGTATGGCCATTGCTTGTGAAGAATATGGCGCTAAGTTCTTTGCAAATGGGGCAACACCGGGAGGAATATTAGAACATCCTGGAACAGTAAAAGACCCAGCCAAGGTTAGAGAAAGTTGGACTTCTGCTTTTGGTGGTAGTTCTAACTCCCACAAAGTAGCTGTGTTAGAAGAAGGAATGAAGTATACACCCATTTCTATTTCACCAGAACAAGCACAGTTTTTAGAAACAAGAAAATTTCAGATTAATGAGATTGCTCGAATTTTCAGAGTGCCACCTCATATGGTTGGTGACCTTGAAAAGTCGAGCTTTTCTAATATAGAGCAACAATCCTTAGAGTTTGTAAAGTACACCTTAGATCCTTGGGTATGTAGGTGGGAGCAAGCAATGATTCGCTCATTATTATCATCTGAGGAGAAGAAAGATTATTTTATCAAGTTCAATGTAGACGGTCTTCTGCGTGGTGATTATCAAAGTCGTATGAATGGGTATGCCACGGCAAGACAGAATGGCTGGATGAGTGCCAATGATATTAGAGAACTTGAGAATTTAGATCGAATCCCTATTCAAGAGGGTGGAGATCTATATTTGATAAATGGAAATATGACTAAGCTTGCTGATGCAGGAATATTTGCAACAGGAGGAAAGGAGGAAACTGATAATGAAGAAGTTTTGGAAGTGGAAGAATCAAATGATTCTGAACAAGGAAACACAGGAGCAGACGATGGAACGAGTGCTATTCCTAAACGGCACCATCGCAGAAGATAGTTGGTTTGACGATGATGTTACGCCGCAGCTATTTAAGGATGAACTGCTAAGTGGTAATGGTGATGTCACTGTTTGGATTAACTCACCCGGAGGTGATTGTGTTGCAGCAGCCCAAATTTACAATATGCTAGTTGACTATAAAGGGAATGTCACAGTAAAGATTGATGGCATTGCAGCAAGTGCTGCATCTGTTATTGCTATGGCAGGAACAAAGGTTTTAATGTCACCTGTTTCTATGTTAATGATCCATAACCCTATGACCATTGCCTATGGAAGTAGCGAAGAAATGCAACGAGCGATTTCAATGCTTGATGAGGTTAAAAACAGTATCATTAATGCCTATGAAATTAAAACGGGCATATCTCGTACTAAGTTATCTCACTTGATGGATGCAGAAACTTGGATGGATGCAAATAAAGCAGTGGAGTTAGGTTTTGCAGATGAAGTAATTACAAGAAATATGGATATGGAAAATATGGAAGTTCCACAAGTTTCTATGCTCTATTCAAAAACAGCGGTTACCAATTCACTAATGGATAAACTCGCTGAAAAATGTAAGACCAAACAAAAAGTAAATAACGAACAAAAAATCAAAGCCGACTCCCTTATGGATCGGCTTAATTTAATGAAAAATTGGAGGTAGTTTAAGATGACTATTTTAGAATTAAGAGAAGCAAGAAATAAGGCTTGGCAAGGTGCTAAAGCCTTTGTTGAGAGCAAACGTGATAAAGACGGATTGCTATCAGAAGAAGATGCAAAAGCCTATGCTGTAATGGAGCAAAAGGTAAAAGATTTAGGCCTAGAAATTGAGCGTATGCAGGTGATGGAAGATTTAGAAAATGAACTTAATAAGCCTGTGAATACCCCAATTACTCATAAGCCTTCAAGTGGTAAATCAGAAGAAAAGAAAACGGGTATGAGAAAAAGTGGACCGAGATCCACTGATGAGTATAAAAATGCTGTTCTTTTGGCAATGCGTTCAAATTTTAAGCGTATTGATAATGTTCTTTCAGAGGGGATCGATACCGATGGAGGTTACCTTGTTCCGGAAGAATATGATAATCGTTTGATTGAAGGGCTAGAAGAAGAGAATATATTTAGAAAGCTTGGTACTAGAATTACAACGAGTGGTGAACGTAAAATCAATATCGCAGGAAGTAAACCTGCCGCAGCGTGGATTGATGAAGGTGAGGCACTTACTTGGGGTGATGCAACATTTGACCAAATTTTGCTTGATGCCCATAAACTTCATGTTGCGGTAAAGGTCACTGATGAACTGCTATATGATAATGCATTTGGACTAGAAAGTTATATCCTTAATGCATTTACAAAGGCGTTATCTAACGCAGAGGAAGATGCATTCCTTAATGGTGATGGTAATAAAAAACCACTTGGTATCTTTGCTACAACGGGTGGTGGCCAAGTTGGAGTTACAACAGCAAGTGCTACAACGATTACAGCTGATGAGATTATCAATCTTATTTATGCATTGAAAAGACCATATAGAAAGAATGCTGCATTTATCATCAACGATCAGACCTTATCTATTCTAAGAAAATTAAAAGATGGTAATGGTGCTTATCTATGGCAACCAACACTTACAATGGGTGAACCAGATAGATTACTTGGATATCCGGTTTATACATCAGCATATGTTCCAACGGTTGCAGCAGGAAATCCTGTCATTGCTTTTGGTGACTTTAGCTATTACAACATTGGTGACCGTGGTACTCGTTCCTTTGCAGAATTAAAAGAACTCTTTGCAGGTAACGGTATGGTTGGATTTGTAGCGAAAGAACGTGTAGATGGAAAGTTAGTTCTTCCAGAAGCAGTGCAAATTCTTAAAATGAAAGCGTAAGGTGATGCTATGAGTTATAACGTTAAAAACTACACCGAACAAGGTGGAGATAAAACAGTAATTGGTGGCACTCTCGAAATTAAAGAGGGTGCCATTTTAAGTGGGATTCCAAGTGCAGCTAACCAAGCAAATAGTACAGCTGTAGATGTGGCTACCCTTGTTTCAGATTTTAATGCATTACTGACAAAGCTAAAAGATTCAGGATTGATGGCAGAAGATAAATAGAGAAAGGCGATGGTAATATGACCCTTCTTGAAAAAGTTAAGGCTAACCTTATTTTAGAACATTCGCAGGATGATGCCCTTCTTGAAATTTATATTGCTGCGGCTATTTCCTATGCAGAAAGTTATCAGCATATTTTAGAGGGTACTTATTCGGAATCAAAAATGCCACCCACCACAGAACAGGCAGTCATTATGCTTGTGAGCCATTTCTATGAAAGTAGAGATGGCTCTACTGGTGGTTTCTTTGCAGATAATGTAAATGCAAGTCAGCAGGTTTGGAATACAGTTAATCTTCTTTTGCGACTTGATCGAGACTGGAAGATATAAAAATTGAAAGCGAGGTTTCGGTTATGAGTTTTGGTAAAATGAACGCTTTTATTGATATTATACAAACTCAGATGGTTAAAGATGCAGAAGGATTTTCTATGGAAACGGATGTGGTGGTAGCGTCCATAAGAGCTTACCGCGAAGGTAGACATGGAACTGAAAAATGGGCAAATCGTGCAGTGTTTTCTGATGCTACTGACCTTTTTCGATTTCGAGCTATTCCGGATATTTCTGTTACTACGGATATGGTCATTGTCTGTGACGGGAAAAGATTTGAAATCACCTCCGTTGAAGATGTAAAAGGAAGAGGAATGTACGTTGAGGTTTTAGGAAAGAAGGTGGAGGTAAGTGGCTAAAGTAGCATTTAAAATGCCTGAAGAATTCTTACTGCAGTTATCAAAGCTAGAAAGTAAAACCGATGAAATCATTCCAAAAGTTCTAGAGGTTGGAGGTGAGGTTGTTGCTAATAAAGTGAAATCAAACCTGCAAGCGATGATAGGAAATGGCATAAAGGAAAAAAGTAGGTCTACGGGTCAACTTGTTTCTGCACTTGGTGTAACTACTGCGAAACAAGATAAAGAGGGAAATTACAATGTAAAGGTAGGATTTTCAGAGCCAAGAAGAAATGGGAAGAGCAATGCGATTATTGCAGGTGTTTTAGAATATGGAAAACACGGTCAAAGTCCAAAACCCTTTTTAAAACCTGCGAAATCTGCTAGTAAGAGTGCCTGTATAAATGCTATGAAGGAAAAGTTCGAAGAGGAGGTAAACAAGTTATGAGCATATTGGAGCAATTAACTACACTACTAGAACCTATTCTTCCTATAGAAACAGGGATCTTTAATGGTAAAGCACCAAAGGAATATATCATACTAACTCCTCTTACAGATAGCTTTGAACTTTTTGCAGATAACAAGCCCGAAGTTGAGGTACAGGAAGTACGGTTATCCCTTTATTCAAAGGGGAATTATTTGGTTTTGAAAAAAAGAATTGTAAATATTCTTTTGGAGGCAGATGTTACGATAACAGATAGGCGTTACGTTGGACACGAAGATGATACAGGTTATCATCACTATGCCATTGATGTGGCAAAAGAATTTATATATTAGGAGGAAATAAGTATGGCACAGATAGGACTTAAATATTTAATTTGCGCTCCCATAACAGAAACAGCAGCTACAGTTACTTACTCAGATGGACTGGTGATGTCTAGCGCAATCAAAGCTGACATTTCCATTGAAATCAATGAAGGAATGTTGTATGGGGATGATAGAATCATCGAAAACATAAAAGAATTTAAAGCTGGAAAGGTTTCGCTAAATGGTGATCATCTAAGTTATGAAGTACTTGCCTTGTTACTAGGACATCAAGTAGAAAGCATAACAACCGGTGGAGGAATGAAATTAACAGCAAAAGGTGACGATGATGGCTCATTTGTAGGGGTAGGATTTTATGCAACTACAATTAAGGAAGGGGCTAGAAAGTATCGTGCTATTTGGCTTCACAAAGTGAAATTTGGAATACCGAATGAAAGTCTTGAAACCAAAGGAGATGCTATCAACTTTCAGACTCCTACCATTGAAGGAACAGTACTTACAGATATCTTAGGGGTTTGGAAAGAAGAAGCAACCTTTGATACGGAAACAAAAGCAAAGGAATGGTTGAATACTTTGGCTGATATAGGAGGTGTTACAGGATGATAGATAAAGAAAGAGCAGCAACTATTCATGTGGGTGGTATGGAGTATGATTTGATTTTAACTACCAAGGCCACGAAGGAGATTGCAAAGAGGTACGGAGGATTATCTAATTTGGGTGATAAGCTGATGAAATCAGAGAACTTTGAGATGGCTTTGGATGAGATTATTTGGTTATTAACCTTACTTGCTAATCAAAGCATTTTAATTCATAATCTGCAAAACAAAGAAGATAAAAAAGAATTATTAGAGGAAGAAACCATAGAGCTTTTAACGTCTCCCTTAGAACTTGCAGCTTACAAAACGGCCATTATGGAGGCTATGTTTAAAGGAACAAAGCGTAATGTGGAATCAGAAGAATCGGTTACAAGTGGTGGAAAAGAAAAAAATGTGAAAGTCGAGTAGATGACGAAGAGTTGTTTACTCGACTTTTATATTATGGAACGGTCCAATTACTCCGCCCCGAAGAAGAAGTATGGCTTATGCCACTTGGTAAGTTGCTGGATCTATGGACGTGCCATAAGCAATTTATTGGTATGGAAAAGCCAAAGATGGAATCTACCATTGATGATGTAATTCCGATATAGAAGGAGGTGGATAGCTTATGGCAGATAACTTTGGATTAAAGATTGGTGTCGAAGGGGAAAAAGAATTTAAGAATGCACTTAGAGACATCAATCAATCCTTTAAAGTACTAGGTTCAGAGATGAAATTAGTAGAATCTCAATTTGATAAACAAGACAAGAGCATTGAATCCATTACTGCTAGAAACCAAGTGTTAAATAAAGAAATTGATGCTCAGAAGGATAAAATCAGCACTCTTGAAAAAGCCTTACAAAATGCATCCACTTCCTTTGGTGAAAATGATAAAAGAACTCAGGCTTGGGCCATCCAATTAAACAATGCCAAGGCTGAATTAAATGGCATGGAGAAGGAACTTAAGCAAAATGAAAAGTCACTAAACGAAGTGGCAGAGGAATTTGATGATGCAGAAAATGAAGCAGATCAATTCGGAGAAGAAGTTAAAAAAGCAGCAAATACAGCGGATGATGCAGAAGGTAAGTTTTCAAAACTTGGTGGCGTGTTAAAAGGTGTTGGAGTTGCACTTGCGGCAGGGGTAGCGGCTATAGGTGCTGCGGCAGTTAGTGCTGGAAAATCATTAGTAAATATGGCAGTAGATTCAGCTGCTTACGCGGACGAGATGATTACCCAAAGTACAGTGACAGGGATGTCAGTAGAAAGTTTACAAGCGTATTCATATGCTGCTGATTTAGTAGATGTCTCACTTGATACATTAACAAGCTCGATGGCAAAGCAAGTAAAATCCATGTCTTCTGCTCGTGATGGTTCAAAATCTATGCAGGAAGCCTATGATAAATTAGGGATATCTGTTGCAAACTCGGATGGAACCCTTAGAGATGGTGAAACCGTTTATTGGGAAACAATAGATGCGCTAGGAAAAATGCAAGAAGGAGCAGAGCGAGATGCCCTGGCTATGCAGATTTTTGGTAAATCAGCACAGGAGCTTAACCCTTTAATAGCACAAGGAAGTGCCGGTATTGCTGAACTTACCGAGGAAGCAAAGAAAATGGGCGCTGTTATGAGTGAAGATGCCATCAATCAGTTAGGTAAGTTTGATGATAGCGTTCAGAGATTACAGCAAGGTAGCGAAGCTGCCAAAAGAGTCATGGGAACAGTTCTGTTACCACAATTACAAACCCTCGCTGATGATGGGGTTAGTTTACTTGGGGATTTCACAAAGGGCTTAGTCGATGCAGGTGGTGATTTTAATAAGATTAGTGAGGTGATTGGAAATACCGTAGGTGGCCTTGTAAATATGATCATGGAAAATCTACCAAAGTTGATTCAAGTCGGTCTTGATATGGTGATGGCGATTGGTGGTGCTATTGTAGATAATCTTCCAATTATTATAGATGGTGCAGTGCAAATAGTTATGACTTTATTGCAAGGATTAATTGAGGCCTTGCCACAAATAACAGAAGGGGCATTACAACTTGTACTGGCTCTCGTAAATGGTATCATTGAGAATTTACCACAGTTAATTGAAGCAGCCATACAAATGATAGTAACCCTTGCAGTTGGAATAGGAGAGGCATTGCCCCAGTTAATACCAGCCATTATTGATGCCATTATTCTTATTGTAGATACTATCATTAATAACATGGACAAAATCTTAGAAGCAGCTTTTAAGATTATTGAAGGGCTTGCACAAGGGTTGCTAAATGCCTTACCAAAGTTAATTGAAGCTTTGCCAAAGATTATTGAGAGTATCATTAATTTTATCACTAACAATTTTCCAAAAATAATCGAAATGGGTATTAAACTTGTGGTTCAACTTGCAGTTGGTTTAATCAAAGCCATTCCTCAGTTAGTGGCAAGTATACCAGAAATTATAGCCGCGTTAATAACAGGACTAGGGCAAGCGGTGGTTTCAGTTACTGAGATCGGTTCAAACATTGTTAAAGGCTTATGGGAAGGTATCAAAGCTATGGGTACTTGGATAAAAGATAAAGTATCAGATTTCTTTGGAGGTATTGTAGACGGTGTCAAAGGACTACTTGGTATAAATTCACCATCTAAAGTATTTGCAGGCATCGGTGAAAATATGGGCGAAGGTATCGGAGTCGGGTTTGAGGATGCCATGAATGGTGTAGAAAAGGACATGAAAAAGGCTATACCAACTTCGTTTGATGTAAATAGTAATATTAAAGGAATTACAAATTCTATGTCATTTACCCCAGAAGAGAAGTCACAAGGTTCACCGCTTATGGTGACAATCCAGACATTTATTAACAATAGAGAACAAGATGTTGAGCAACTTGCATACGAATTAGAATTTTATCGTCAAAGGGTGGCTTTTGCGAAGGGGGGAGTATAATGTTAAGTTTTGAATTTGCAGGTAAGAACAGTTATTTGGATTTTAATATTTATGTAGAGAAAAGACCCATTATACCTTCTCCAAAACGCAGGGTGTCTTATATAATAGTCCCAGGAAGAAATGGGAATCTAAAGTATGATGAAAATACGTATGAAGATATTACATTGGCAGTAGAGTGTGGGATCATTGGGGATGTGTATTCAAAAATCGATGAAATCAAAGCTTGGTTACTTGGAAGTGGCGAGAACAAACTTAGTTTTAGTTTCCAAGGTGACAAATACTTTCTAGCTCAAGTGGTTAACAGTATCGATTTTGAAGTGTCACTAAGAAAAATTGGTAAATTCATTATCGTATTTAATTGCAGGCCTTTCAAATATGCCATCAATAATGATCCTGTTACGATTACTTCATCTGGTACCAATTTGATAAATATTGGAACTCTGATGAGTGATCCGATCATTGAGATATTTGGTAGTGGTGATATCTTACTTCAAGTCAATAATCAAGAGGTAGCATTAACAGGTGTCTCAGGAAAGATTATTCTTAACTCAGCACTAGAAGATGCCTATGATGATATGTTACAAAATCAAAATAGTAAAATGCGGGGTGAATTCACTAAACTGCAAGTTGGTAATAATTTTATCTCGTGGATAGGGAATGTAACGAAAATTGTCATCACGCCAAACTGGAGGTGGTTGTAATGATATGTATCTATGATAAGACCACAGAAAAAGGCGGATTTGATAATAATGGACTTGCAATCTTAGATGAGTGTATATCAGCTACCCTAAATAATAATCTAAATGGAGATTATTCTCTTGAAATTCTTTATCCGGTTACAAGTCATAAAGCAAAGTATTTAGAAGAACTTAATATTATCAAGGCAGATGGACAGCTGTTTCGAATTTATAAAGTAGAGCGTTCTCAAGTGGATAACTTAAAAGTAAAGGTGTGGGCAAGACATATTTTTTATGATCTTGCTTTTTTCTTTATTGAATCAGCTAAAATACTAAATGCAAATATGAAAGAGGCAATGGAGATGTCCATTCCACCGGAAGTGCAAGCTGTGTATTCTATCACTGCTCCAGAAGGAACGGTGGCGCCATTTGCTGTTAAAGAAATTAATTCTGTAGATGCGATGTTTCGTTTGATTGAAGTGTACGGAGGAGAGTTAGAGCGAGATAATTTTAATATTACAATAAAGCCGTTTATGGGTGAAGAACAGGGAATACTCATTCGTTACGGAAAAAATATCAAAGGATTAACGCTTACTTTGGACTCTAGTTTAGTGGCATCTAGAATTTATCCAGTGGGCGATAATGACCTTGTGCTACCAGAACGATACATTGAGATGAAAGGTACAAAACCATTACCTTTTGATATCACAAAGAAAGTGGAATTTAAAGAATGTAAAGATGTAGAAAGCCTAAGAGCAAAAGCCAGTCAATACGCTAAAACAGCCATTATCCCTAAGATGAATATTGCAATTGACTTCATAGAGCTATCAAAAACAGAAGAGTATAAGAATTTCGTATCCTTAACCAGAGTAAATCTTGGAGATTTGGTAGATGTCTATCATGAGAAATTAGGGCTTACCACAAAGCTTCGTGTGGTTCGAAAGCAGATAGATTTAATCAATCCAATGAATACTAAAATTGAACTTGGAGATCCCCTAGATACTATTATTGAAAAGCTAGATACATCAAAGTTATTAGATGAAATCACAAAGCTAATAGAAGGAAATAAATCCGGAGTAGTCATTAAGAAAAATAGTGATGTATTAACGATTGGTACAAGCAAATATGCAGCTATGGTGATTGGTTTTACAACAAAAGCAGATACCAACCTAAACTGTACAGTAACACTAACCGGAAAAGCAATGGAACAGACTACCCTTAGTATTTTATTTTCTTTAGATGGTGTGTATTATGACTTGAAGCCGGTTCAAAAGTTAGCTGCCGGAGATAATGTTCTAGGATTTACCTTGCCAATGCCACAAGTACAGGCCGGAAGTCATAGCTTTATCGTAGAACTTTGGGTTTCAAATGGTAGCTTTATTATTGAAAAAAATAACTTACAAATATCTATTGAAGGTCTTCATATTGAAGGTGGCCTAAGTGCAACACTTCCTAGAATTGAAGTGGTGTATACCTATCTTTATACTCTGTTTTATAGAAAAATAAATTCTTATGATTTCAAAGAAGGTTATGTCTTGTTAAAGCCAAGAAATGATGATGTTTCTGGGAGAATATTTAGTAATTACAGTACATTTATGAGTCAAATACCTTTTTATCAAGACGAGAGAGTGATTGAAATTGCACTAAAAGTAATGGGAATTGTAGAAGAATTCTCAAGAATAAAAAGTCTACGATACGAGTATGATGCCGAGTGGGTTGATTGGGATTCTGACTTTGATAAAAAAGTCGATGGGAACTATGAGAGTTATAATCGTGCAACAATTAAGGAACCTATATTTGAAGTATCAGGAACACCAGTAGCTTCAGATACCGGTGCTATCTTTTCAGTTCCCTTACCAAATAGCGAATTATACCAAAACCTTGTCAGTATGAGCACCAAACTTGTGAAGGAGGAGAATTGATGGCGGTAGTAGCAGAATATACACAGCCCAAAGGAAATCAAGGAATGATTTTAATTGGAACAAGTAATAATGACTCTACGATTGCATTCCCTACGCTAGAATTTAGTTTCTTATACAATAATGCGTATGTGAACACCATTTTTTCTAGTGGTAACAGTTGGATTGGAATAGGTGCTGGGTCAGAGCACATCTCAATTAATCGAAGTGATAACAGTTACAACAATTTATTCTATGCCAATGAAACGGAGTATGGTCTAAAGGTCTTTCGAATTAGATTTGAAGGGAATAGCTATTACAGAAGCTGGGGCAGTAATGACTTGATTTGGGAGTTTAGTGTATTTGAAGATGGAGTTATGCGCCTTGTCATAGAAAAGACACCAAATACTGCATCTGATAATTTCAGTAATCCAGGAGGAGCAGCTTTTTCGGTAAGGTTTGAGACAGGCAAGTCTTATATCTTTACCTCACAAAATGAGAACGGTACAAACTTTTTCGTAGAAGAAGGAACCTATCTCCCTTGCAAAAGCAAGTTCCTATTTGTTGATGAGGAAGGGGTTAAATCATATCTGCAAACAGAAGCGTTAAGTGCATGGAGCAAGGTAGCAGATCCACCCGTCACAGAAACAATGTTTATAGAGCATGGAGTAGATGTATTACCAAACGATTTGACTGGATTATTAAATCAAGCTACGTTATGTTATTTTACCGATAATCCTAGCGTGGTTACTGCTATGGAAAACTATACTTTAGAAGTAAAGCAGGTGGTTACAAGTAAGCCAAAAGTTATTATTCAAAAGGAAAGCTTTCAAATAGTACAGAGTAGACGAATACGTGCAATCGAAGTGGTAACATCAGAAGTGGGAGGCATAATTGGCATTGCAATTAGCGTAGATAATGGCGTTAGTTATTCTACTTTTTTTAAAGGAGCATCAACCTTTGTGCCAATTAATATAACGGACGTTGAGGAGTTTGTTTTAAATGGAATGAGAGCAAGTGATCTGATGGATATGGATTATGAAGTACTAAATCAAATGGTAGGAGAAACGCTTAGTTTTGCGTATGTCTTGGAGAAACCTACCTTAAATGATGTTTGCAAATTAAAGGCGGTGAAAATAAGATATGAAGAGTAGCAGAGAATGTATCTCTTATAATAAGAATTTCCTAACAGGGGAAGTACAAAGTGAAATCAAGCATAAGAAGGATACCGGCATAAAAGGAAAAGTAACGGTTAGTCTTTTCGATGCTAAGACCGGTGAAAAAACCAAAGAAGCTTATACGGAAAACTTAATTCCAGACCTGTATTTTAAAGATACATTCATAGGGCATTTTGTAAATGGTATTATGGGAGTTGGTAGCACCAGGAATTGCAATAATTATAGCTGGTTTAATTACCTTTATCTTACGGATAGTGATAAGCCAGAACATATTAATGAGCAACGAGTACAAGGAAATATTATCGGTTATGCCCATAGAAATGATCCTTATTCAGGAAATGATATACAAAGGGGAACGATTAATCGGGCTGAAACTAGATTTGAATTAACAGATAGCAAATTAAAGGTGAATTTCGTGTTTGACTTTCCAACTCATGCTGCAAATGGGGTGACGGAGAGTCTTTATTTTTGTGAAGCGGATCCTGCAAATAAGGATTATTTTTACTTGGGTCCATCAATAACAGGTAGGGAAACCGCTGATAATGATTATTCAATAAGTGCTAGTGCAAATCCTAGCCGGTTTTTTGGTATATATATGGGGTTTGCCTATGCTAGGGTTGCTAACTTTCTTACCCTCTCAAAGGGGTATATGGCTATTGATTGTAATAACACATCATTTACTCAAAGTAGTTATATTCAGTTTCCTGATACCCTAAAAGGACATTGGATTTATATACCATTTGATGTCAATGTAAATGACTTTTTGTTATGGGAACAAGCAGTAAAATTACTCAATGCAGATGGAAATCCATTGGTAGCAATTTCATCGGATCCTGTGAAAAAGTATGATGGGCTTCAGTTTCTATCTCCATATAGAACAAGTGCTACGGATTATATTCTTGTTGGTTTTAATACTTATAATGTAAACGAAAGTGGAAAAAGCAATCGGTATCTTCGTATCTATAAATGGAGCAAGGTAGGCGTCTTGCTTTCGCAAACAGATATAAACTTAACACAGGGTTTCAAAGACACAGATTATAACCTGACATTTAATGTGGCGATTATTGATGGAAGCAATATTTACACAGATGGTTGTATCGATGTTGTTGGCTATATACAAAATACAGATACACAATTTAATGAGCAGGTGTATTCGAGTTACTGGGGTAAGGTTAATATTGACGGAGAAATTGTACAGAGGATGAACATTAAACCTAAGATAGGAAACTGTACCTGGTTTGGAACAAAAGGAATGAATAGTGGAAATGTTGAAAGACGGTGTTATGTAAGTAACTTTAGAAGAACGAAGACAAAAGTGTATGTTTATTATAGTGGAACACAAGGTGGTACGAGCTTTTGGCAATGCATCAGCCTTGGTGGTAATTTAATAGAAGCATACCGCGATAGATTTGGTATCAATGGAAATTATTATGCTCCTTATAATTTGCTAGACTCAGACCGATGGATAGCCAGGTATATGAATTCCGGTTCAAGTAACTGTAACTTCTTTGTTTCTAATCTGCTAACATCAAGGCCGATAGGAACACATACAAGGCTTACACAACCGGTAGAAAAGACAGAAGCAAATACAATGAAGGTTCAATATATGTTTGAAGTGGATTTACTCAACTATGCTGAAGATTACTATTAAAAGAGGGCATCACTAAAATTAGTGGTGCTTTTTCTATGCAAAAAATAGAAAGAGAGGATTTTGATATGAAGGATTTATGGAATGGGTTTCAAATAGCTATTGCTGCTATTGGAGGCTGGCTAGGTTACTTTCTAGGTGGATATGATGGATTTTTATATGCATTAATCGTGTTTGTGATTTTTGATTATATAACTGGATTAATGTGTGCCATCCTTGATAAGAAACTTAGTAGTGAGATTGGATTTCGAGGCATTTTTAAGAAGGTACTAATCTTTATAATGGTTGGTGTGGGACATCTTGTGGATTCTAAGATTATAGGTGGTGGCAGCGTATTAAGGACAGCTATCATCTTTTTTTATTGTTCTAATGAAGGTGTTTCTTTACTTGAAAATGCTAGTAGAGTAGGGCTTCCAGTACCAGAAAAACTAAAAGATATTTTAATACAACTTCACGACAAGGGGGAAAAGGATAATGATTAGAATTTATTTATCACCATCAAATCAACCAGCAAATGCTTATTGTGTTGGTGGAACGAATGAAAAGGTCCAAATGGAGGCCGTAGCAGCTAAAGTCAAAGCAATACTAGACAGTGAGTATGCTTGCGAAACAGTGATGGCTATACTTAATATGGGCATTGGCTTAAATGAGAGAGCTTTAGAAGCAAAGAATAAAGGGTGTTCGGTATATCTTGCAATTCACTCTAATGCAGGAGGTGCTGGCAAGGCAAGTGGAGCGGTTGCTTTTTATCATCCCAATAACGCTACAAGCAAGGCGTTAGCTACAGCTGTGGTAAGAGAACTAGGTGCTATTTGCCCTATTAAATCAAATCGTTCATCAACGGTTGTTAATGGAATGAGCGCTTTTGGTGGTAGTGGATATGGGGAAATCAGAAATCCAGAAAAGTATGGTTTGATGCCGGTGCTTGCAGAGACAGATTTTCATGACAATCCAAACACTGCGCAATGGATCATTAATAATAAGGATGCAATTGCAAGAGCCTATGTAAATGCATTGGTTAGTACCCTTGGAATTGCAAAAAAAGCTCCATCTACACCAAGTGCAGGAGGAAAGTTTTATCGTGTACAAGTTGGTGCGTATTCAGTGAAAGCGAATGCTGATAATATGCTTAAAAGACTAAAAGCTGCTGGCTTTGATGGTTATGTAAAATATGATTAATTAATAATTGCCCATCGAGGATTTTCCTTGGTGGGCATTATTTTTTTGCTTTGAGGTTAAAATTCGGTGGATTTGTTTTGCCTGTGACATAGGAGGGTTTGTAAAAAGTATGCCCCCGGAACAGGAGAATTGATAATGCAAGTAACAAAAATTATGAATGAATCGGAACTACCAACTAATGCAGCAAAGGTATTTAATGAAGAAGAATTAAAGAAGGAATATAAGTATTACTTAGCACAGCAACTTTTAAATAAACTCTTTGAAAGTGGTATGATTTCTGAGGATGAATTTAACAAAATAACCCAAAAAAACAGACAAACCTTCTCTCCTTATTTAGCTGAGATTATGCCCTAAATGACTTGATATAAAGTGCTTTGTACGGCAATATGTCCATACCGAAAGTGAGGTGAGATGATGAGAAGGATAACAAAAATCGAAGAAAATAAAGCGTTATCAGTTAAGAAGAAAATCCGTGTTGCTGCTTATTGTAGAGTATCAACGGCAAGTGATGAACAACTAATAAGTCTTGATGTACAAAAGGCACATTATGAAAAGTACATTAAAGCCAATGATGAATGGGAATTTGCTGGTCTTTATTATGATGAAGGTATCACCGGTACAAAAAAGGAAGTCAGGGATGGATTACGATCACTTATTACAGACTGTGAAAAAGGTTTGATTGATTTGGTGATTACAAAGTCCATAAGCCGATTTTGCAGGAATACAACAGACTGCTTGGAGTTAGTAAGAAAACTGCTTGATTTAAATGTATACATCAATTTTGAGAAGGAGAATATTAACACCGGCTCAATGGAAAGTGAATTGATGCTTTCCATTTTAAGCAGTCTTGCAGAAAGTGAATCAGTGTCCATTTCAGAAAATGAAAAATGGAGTATTAAGAAACGTTTTCAAGATGGTACATACATTATTTCTTATCCACCTTATGGATATGCAAATATTAATGGAGACATGGTAATTGTACCCGAACAGGCAGAAGTTGTTAAACAGATATTTGCAAACACCCTTGAAGGAAAGGGTACCCATGCAATTGCAAAAGAATTAAATGAGCATGGAATTTCAAGTAAAAAAGGTAGTAAATGGACTCCCGGAACTGTCAATGCAATTATTCGCAATGAGAAGTATACAGGAGATGTTATTTTTCAGAAAACATATACAGATAGCAATTTTAATCGCCATATCAATTATGGAGAACATGACAAATATTTGTGTACAGCCCATCATGAGGCGATCATAAGCCATGTAGTTTTTAACAAAGCTAATGAAGTAATGAGTCAGCGTGGTAAGGAAAAAGGCAATGGTGAGAATACGCAGCGCTATCAAAAACGTTACGGCTTTTCAGGTAAAATTATATGTGGGGAGTGTGGCGGTACTTTTAAACGAAGAATTCATAATAAACCAAGCGGAAATTATGTGGCTTGGTGTTGCACCCATCACATTGAAAATAAGGATGCCTGCTCCATGAAATATATCACAGACGATAACATAAAGGTGGCTTTTCTAACAATGATGAATAAACTGATTTTTTCACATCAAGTGGTGCTAAGACCACTACTTCGCAGCTTGCAAGGACTAGATGATAAAGACCGATTATTACAGATACAAGAGTGCGAAACCAAGCTAGAAAAGAATATAGAACAAAGGCAGGTGCTTACAAGCCTAATGGCAAGTGGCATTTTAGAACCTGCGCTATTTAACAGTGAAAACAACACCTTGAATCAAGAAAAAGAAATGTTAGAGGCTGAAAAAAACAAGCTGATGCATTCAGTAAGTGGTGATAGAACAAAATTTGATGCTTTGGAAAAGCTAATAAAATATGTTTCTGGAAGTGAAATGCTGTTCGACTATGAAGAGGATATATTTCTTACCCACGTGGATACGGTTACAGTTGTTTCAAGAGAGGAAATTGTATTTGTATTAAAATGTGGATTAGAACTTAAGGAAAGGATGGTGGGATAATGGCACACATACCTTATGGATACAAAATCGTATACGGAAAAGCAGTGGTTAATGAAGCAGAGGCTGAAAATATCAGAGAGTTCTATGAAGGGTATATTTCTGGCTTGGCACTTACAGCAGCTGCTGAAAAGATAGGATTAAAGTTATCCCATAGTAGTGCCGGTAGGATGCTTAGAAATAGGCATTACCTTGGGGATGAATTCTATCCTACTATAATTGATAAAGAAATATTTGATAAAGCTGAAGAAATGAGAATTGCAAAGGCGGGTTCTCTTGGAAGAATTAGAGAACTTGTAAATCAGGAAAAACCAAATCCAATGGTGCATTTTACCATGCCAAGGGTACAGTTAAAATATACGGATCCATTTGAACAGGCTGAATATGCCTACGGGTTGATAGAAAGTGAGGTGACAGAAAATGAATAA